ACTCTGTAGTTAAACAGGCTGGACAAAGCGATAAGAACGCAAATGTATCTGGCGGTAAGAGTACAGATAAAAAAGAAGAAAGTGCGAGAGCACAAAATAGAGGTAACAAACCCTCCGCAAACGTATCAGGAGATAGAAAATGAAGTATGACCAATGTGTAACGACAGTATCTAAAACCTTAGAGAAGCGTGGTTTTGATAATCACGAAGAGCTTTCAGCTGGCATGTGTAGCATGTGGGCTGAAGAGAATGGCGTTGAGCGGGAATTCGGTAGGTCTACTTCCACAGAGCCAGTACGTCGGTCTTTTGCCTTAGATATAGGCGGAAACGACGATATGACATTTACCAGCGATGAGGGAATAGAGACTGTAGAATTTCCCGTTATCGCTATAACATCTGGTCTTCATACCTATGAAGAAGACGAGGTAGAACAGAAGGTTTATATAGAACCTTCAATATTAAAAGATAACATAGAAGCTTTTAAGGAGCTTCCTATTTATGTTAACCATCAAAGAACACCAGAGGATTTAATCGGCATGGCTACTGAGCCCGAGGTGATGGAGATGGGGAATGGAAAGACTGCATTGAAAATGTTGGCCACAGTGTCTAACAAGTATGGACATGGACAAGAAGTGATGGATAAAGTCAAGGACGGGGATATGACTCACGTTAGTATAGATTGGTTTTCCAATGATATAGACGTGATGGGTGACACTTATGCCACCAACATACGTCCCACAGAGGTTAGTTTCATTGACAATGAAAAGATGGACCCCGTCTGCAAAGAATGTACGATAGAAACGGAATGTAACATTCATTCGGAACCTAAAGATGAAGAGCAATCAGATTGCTGTGACGCATGTAAAGAAGGGAAAGAATGTTGTGAAGCAGATGGGACAACAGAGGTTGAAACAATGGCTGAAGAAGAGAATAAGAAATCCGATGCTGAGAACATTGTCGAACGCGAGTTCGCAAGTCTTCGTACGCAACTAGAAGAAATGCAATCTTCAAAAACGGAAATCGAAACCCAGTATGCAGATGCTTTAAAACAAATTGAAGCATTCAAAGCAGCTGAGGAAGAGAGAACCGCAAAAGAAGCAGAAGAGAGAAAAGCTCAATTTATTGAGTCTATTATTTCAAAGCAAGTAATTCTAGGTCAAGTAGAAGAAGACAAGAAAGCTACTCGTTTAGAAGAGCTCTCTGCATGGGATGAGAACAAGCTGACTGGATTCAGCGAAGCTCTTGCTGCAATGCCTGAACCTGTTGAGGTAGAGCGAACTTTCGGAAAGGGTAAAGCCAACGAAGGGGATGCACTTCCTGAAGAGGAAAGACAATTCGCAGTTAAGATGAACGAAAGAGGACGAATAGTCCTTGACAAGGAGGTTCTTTTAAAGAACTAAGGAGTAAGTAAATATGGCAACAGAAATTTTAGTAAATGACGGTGGCGCTCCAGCGCGCATTTTGCCCTTTACCGCTGCTTCAGGCACAAATCTGTCTGGTGGACGCTTTGTGACCATGGATGACAAAGCTGAGATAAATCACGCTGACACTGCCGCAAGTGGACAATTAGGAGTATTACTCACTGATTGTGGCTCTGGGCAGAACGCAAGCGTAATTACGGGAAAAGGAGTTGTACTCAACGTCCCAGTTTCAGGAACAGTCTCCGGTGGTACACTTTGTGTAATCAGTTCAGGAGCAGTAGGCGCAGGATATTTAATTAGCGGCACAGCAGGGCACCACTACAGTGGAGCAACTGCAGCTGTCTATATAGATTCAACTGCAAATTCTGCGGGACCAAATTTGAGAAAGGTACTCACATTTTAGAGGAGGATAAATGGTTACAGCAAAAACTGGTATACTTACTTCCCTGAACACCGGCGCCAACGATGGTGGCCTAGGTGAGAGAGTTCTCATTGATTATAAAGACGCAATAATGGATTACAAGGTCACAGACCTTCCAGCATTAGACTTCTTTATGGAACCAATGCGCACTGAAACAGGTGGTAACATCGACATTACGTTCGGTAGACCTAGCATGAAGCTAGAGCAAATAAACGAAGGAAACACTCCTCAGTACCAACACACTATGCTACGCTCGGAAAGAGTGACAGTACGTGAGTGGGGTATTGCGGTAGGTGTAACCCGAAGAATGATAGAAGACTCAAGATTTAATGAAGTTGAGATGGCTCTTAATGAGTCACGCAGAGCTGTAGACAGACACATGACAGAACATGTTATGAAAACTGTTTTCGGTTCAGTTTCAGCTGATTCGACTTTTGACACAATGGCTATTACAGTTGATACATCAGAAGATGACATTACCAACTTTACGAAGAACATCTACGGTGGTTTCTTCGGTAGTGGTATGGCAGCATCTGACGTTGATGGTACTGATTCACGTTTGAATTCTTATGGTAACGAAAGTTCCACAAGATTAATCCGTGATATGTATGTAGCAGCAGCAGCAACTGGAGCAGGTCAAATCGCTCTATCAGACATAACATCAGGAATAGATAGGATAGCAGCACACGGTTACAATGCTACACACTTGTTCATTTCCCCTGCACACTACAAGTCTTTATTAGACCTTGGTGATTTCACCACGGCTTATTATACAGGCGCAGTAGGTCCCGGAGTAACTTCGGGTAGTGCAGCATCTCCAACGACCGCAGGTCAAATGGACGGCCCCTTCAAAGGAGCTGCTTCATCTGGAGTAATTGGACAACTGTATGGCTTAACTGTTGTGATGAATGCTTGGGTACCATCCGGAAGGTTCGGTATCTTTGATTTATCCACGAAGCCCGGTGTCTATGTTGAAAGACGACCTTTAACAGTAGAAGAGGCAAATCCCGGATTTGGAATTGTCGGTTCTTACATGTCTATGAGGTATGGTTTGAAAATCATTCGACCTGAAGTTGGATGTATCATTATTAACGGTTCTCTATAGGGCGTTAGTTAGGATAGGTACGGAGGGCACCTTAAGCCCTCCAATTTATATTTATCATGGTGAGTTCTAGAAAGAAAAATCTCAAAAAGCTAAAAAAAAAGCTAAATCCTGTTCAAAGGAATTCACCAGTTCCCCAAGTACAATTACCAAATGGGGTTTTTTCTTCATCTCCTGCAGATAACATTTTATGGAATAGTGGGAGTTCAAATAAACTATACTGGGGAGACTCAGAAGTAGGTGCGGGCGCGGGTGGCTCAGGAGCATCTGGAGTTTCAGGAGTTTCAGGAGTATCTGGTGTTACTGGTTTAGCAGGTGCTACAGGTGTATCAGGTGTTACAGGACAATCTGGTGTATCTGGAGTATCTGGTGTTACAGGTGTTACAGGTGTTTCTGGTGTATTAGGACAATTCGGAGGAAATTCTTTAGAATGGAATTATACATCTCTTGATATTACTGCTGCAGTTCCCGGTTCTACTAATATAGGATTCAATATACCCACACCCGGGTTTGGTGCAATACAATCTTGGTCATCAGTTTCATTGATAGCAGCATCTAAATCTGATATTAATTCTACAGATGTTACTGATTGGTTAGATTCTTTGGATGATAACACTGGTAACAATCCTCGAGGAAGTTTACGGCTATTTTCTAATGCTAATAATCCTGCTGGGTTCTTTGTTGATTATAATATAACAGGGGCAGTAGCTGTATCAGGAGCTGGTGCGGATGTAGCTTATTATATTCCTGTAGACCATATTGCAGATTCTAATCAGGGTGTTAGTAATGGTGACGATTTAGTTCTATCATTTGTGAGGGCAGGTAATTCTGGTGCTACAGGTGTTTCAGGTGTTACAGGACAATCTGGTGTTTCAGGTGTAATAGGACAATCTGGTGTTTCAGGTGTAATAGGACAATCTGGTGTATCTGGGGTAACAGGACAGTCTGGTGTTTCAGGTGTAACAGGACAATCTGGTGTATCTGGAGTAACAGGACAGTCTGGTGTTACAGGTGTATCTGGTGTAATTGGTGTATCTGGTTTGTCAGGAGCTACAGGATTATCTGGTGCTACTGGTTTGTCAGGAGCTACAGGATTATCTGGTGCTACTGGTTTGTCAGGAGCTACAGGATTATCTGGTGCTTCAGGTGTTTCAGGTGTCACAGGACAGTCTGGTGTTTCAGGTGTCACAGGACA